GATCCTGCGAGAAATGATCGCATGGCTGGAACGGACGCTGGCAGAGGGCAGGCCCAGCGGCGTCATGGAGTACCGTGATGGGCGCTAAGGTGAACCCGCGGCGGGTGCCTCGGACAGAGGCCGACGTGGCCGCCGCCTACGCAAAGGGCGTCACGGAGGGCCTAAATCGCGGCATCGAGCTGATGCTGTATGTGCTGATCGACAAGCACGACGCGCCGATGGAGGACGTGCAGCAGCTGGCCGCGGAGCTGAACCACGCCGCCGAGTGCGTGGCGGAAGGGTACGTCACCTGGGCCGGTGTTCGTCGAATGTTGAAGGAATATAACGTGGAGGTGGAGTTGATATGATGGGCATTGTGGAGTCGGCCGAGGTCCTGAGGGCGTATCTGGATGAGTCTGCCGCGTGCGTTCCGCCTAAGGTCTACGGAGCCATATCCACGGCAGTGGTCGTGATGGATGTTGTGAGCAAGGCGATTGATACGGCGCAGTTTGTCATGGCTGACAGCTTACGAACGGTTTGCGTGGAGGATCAGGATGGACGGTGAAGGACGATGGATCTGTATCCGGCAACGGGCAGGCCCGCTGGTGAAGGAGCAGCGCGCCATACGTCCGCGGCTCAGTCAGTACGACAGCCCGTATGAGCGGGCGGAGAAAAATAAGATCCTCCGCCCGCCTCGGGACTCCGGCGTCTGCCGGACGCGCATGGATCGCTTAGAGCTATTGCTGGCGCTTTTCGGTTTTGATGGGTGGAGCTACACGCTGACTTTTGACGAGGCGCATTTGCCACCCAGCTTTGCAGAGGTCCGATTGTGCTGGCGACGATTGCTTTACCAGATGAAGAAGTGGCATGACGGCGTGACGCCTGACTATGTATATCTCATCGAGGGGCGCCATGGAGATCATCGGTACCACATGCATCTTACGGTGCGATACAATGACTTCCCGCCCATGATCATGGAAGATCTCTGGAAACAGGGGTACATCATCTCGTCGCAGCCCCTGCTGTTGGGTGCATTTGACAGTTATCGGCGCACTGCCAGATATTACTGCAAAGAGCGCAGCGACGGCATCGTCATTCCGATCGATGCCAGGACGTGGGTAGCGTCGCGCAGTCTTGCGCGGCAGTTGCCGCCGCCTGAATACTTCCGATCTGATTCGGGCCGCATTGAGATTCCGGACGATTGCCGTGTGTGCGGTCGGTATACGGTGGATAACGGGTTTGGCCACTATCAGTATGGCTGGTACGTCGAACAGGATCCTCTCCATCCGACTGTGATAGACGGGAAGCGTATGCCGCATCAAGGCGGTTTTGGTATGTACTAAATAGTAAATGTAACTTGTGATATAGTTGAATAAATCACGAAAAGGAGGAAAACCCCTTGCGAATAGCATCCGAATACGGTACAATATCCCCAAGGAGCGATGGGTGGTTGACCTGTCCCAGGTGCAACCGCAATCGACACTTCCTGCGGGTGCTGCCCGGCACATCCGCCACGGAGCTGCCTGTGTACTGCCGGGACTGTAAAACGGAGATCATCCTGCATATCGAGCAAGAGGCCGGAGCGTTGAACGCCGGAGCCCATGATTAGACACCACACGTTGGTGCTGCGTCATGGTCTCCGGCGTTTTTGTTTTGCCGCGAGGTGATAGCCGCGAGCCGGAACGCCGGAGACGAAGACGGGAGGGGCGCATGGGAATTTCAGCAGGCAGGTTCGCGGAGCTGCGCGGGCTTCTTGAGGCGGGGTCGGAGCACGAGTTCTACTCCTGGCCAGAGTGGCGGCGGCTGCGCCGGGAGGTGCTCGAGGTTGATAACTGCGAGTGCCAGGAGTGCAAGCGGCGCGGCGTGTACTCCAAGGCCAGTATCGTCCATCACGTCAGGCATCTGCGAGATCGCCCCGACCTGGCACTGTCCGTCTACGATGGCGATTCCCGGCAGCTGGAGGCCGTCTGCAAGCGTTGTCACGAGGAGCTGCATCCGGATAGCCAGCGGCAATACGCGCCGTCTGCGCCGCCTCTGACGCCGGAGCGGTGGGATTGACGCCCCCCCTCGAAAAAACGCCCCTTGCGTCCTTGTTGCTACTCGTGGGGGTCCAAGACATTCCAGCGATTTCCGCGTCTGCGCGGTGCCGCGCTGCGCGTGGGCGCGAGAATCGCCGGGCAATTCCAGAATAAGCTGCGGTTTTGCGGGGCGGGCAGCCCCGGAAGTACTCTTCTCCTTTTTCCTCGGTTCGGGCGGCTCGTCCGCCCGTCCCGCAAAGCCGCAGAAGAATGCCTCAGGCTGGTCATCCGAAGGCCTGCGCTGGATGCGCGGGGTATTGACGTAGGCTGGCTGGCCTGAGGCGGGTGCGGTGTCCGAATCGGGCACGGGAGGTGACTTTATGCGAATCGAGAACAGGCCGCTGGTGGAGCTGACGCCGTATCGCGCCAATGCCAAAAAGCACGACGCCGTGCAGGTGGCTAACGTGGCGGAGAGCATCCGCCAGTTCGGCTTTGTGCAGCCGGTCGTGGTAGACCGGGACGGCGTGATCGTCATTGGTCACTGCCGCGCCCTGGCGGCGGAGAAGCTGGGCATGGTCGAGGTGCCCTGCGTTTGCGTCGATGATCTGACGCCGGAGCAGGTGAACGCCCTGCGTCTGGTAGACAACAAAACCAATGAGAGTCCGTGGGATCTCGGCCTGCTGGCCGCCGAGCTGCCGGAGCTGGATCTGTCAGTGTTCGATTTCGAGTGGGGCGAGTTGCCCAACGCGGGATTTGACATCGGCTCCCCCGCTGCCTGTGCTGCCGCTGTTTCTGAAAATCCTTTAAGCGACGAAGACCCCGACTACCAGTCCTTTGTGGAGAAATTCATGCCAAAGAAAACGACAGACGACTGCTACACGCCGGAGAATGTCTACGCGGTAGTTAAGGGTTGGGCCGTTGATCGTTATGGCTTATCTGGCGCGGAAGTGCTGCGCCCGTTTTATCCGGGTGGCGATTATAGGGCGGTGACCTATGACGAGAATGCCGTTGTTATAGATAACCCGCCCTTCTCAATCATCTCCGAGATCTGCGACTGGTACATGCAGAATGGCGTCCGATTCTTTTTGTTTGCCCCGGCTCTTACGCTTCTGGGCATTGGTCGAGGACGACTGAACTATATTGCCTGCGGAGCCCCTGTCGTATTCGAGAACGGCGCAAATATAAGTATCTCCTTCGTGACGAACATGGGAGACTTCGCGGTGGAATCCGCTCCTGATCTTCGAGGACTCCTTAAGATCGCAAACGACGAAAACTTGAGAGAAGCCCGAAAGGATCTCCCGGTGTATTCCTATCCGTCGAACGTCTTGACCGGCACGATGGTGCAATACTTTTCCTCGCATGGTGTGGATTTCAGAATTCCTCGCGCCCATCTGTCGTTTATCCGGTCTTTAGATTCTCAACGCGAGAAAGGCAAGGGGCTCTTTGGTTCTGGCTTCTTGATTTCGGAGAAGGCGGCGGCAGAGAAGGCGGCGGCAGAGAAGGCGGCGGCAGAGAAGGCGGCGGCAGAGAAGGTGGCGGCAGAGAAGGCGGAGAAGTGGCAGCTCTCTGATCGGGAAAAGGCCATCGTTGCTTCTCTTGGCTGAAGGAAGGAGGTGCTTTAGGTTGTCCCAGTTTAGAGAATTTGACCGAAAGCAATTTGAGGGACTGTGCGGCATGCAGTGCTCCGTGGAGGAGTTGTGCGGTTGGTTTGGCTGTGATGAAACAGCGCTGAACGCTTGGTGCATGGACACCTACGGCGAGGACTTCCGGAGCGCGTTTGATCGGCTGGCTATGATGGGGCGCATTGCTCTGCGCCGCGACCAGGTCGCCGCAGCGAAGAAGAACGTGTCCATGGCGCGGCATTTGGAGGCACAGCGGGCGGGCCATGACGCACCCCCGCAAAAGCGGAAGAACTACCGCCTGACGGACGCCTATAAGGAGCTCCGGCAGTCGATGCTGCAGAACCTGATTGAAAGGGATCTTGACGGCGATGTGTACCGGGATAAGGTGCAGGAATACATGGACTTTTGGGTGCGGCGGCAGGAGCTGCGGGACGACATCGCCCGGCGCGGGCTGACCGTCACGGATGACCGGGGGCGGCTGATGGAAAACCGCAGCGTGTCGCTGGAGATCCAGGTCTCCCGCCAGATGCTGGCGATCTTCACCACGCTTGGCTTCAAGGAGGACGCTCTGGCGGCTGCCGCCCGGGGCGATGACGACGATGAGCTGTGAGATCCCCGCGGAGATCCTGCGCTATATCGAGATCGTCGAGTCCAACAATCCCCGCGCCTGTCCTGAGCAGCACGCACTGGTGGCGATGATCCGCCGCGTGTTCGACACGGAGGACATTTATGTGGACACGGAGCAGCTGCGGCGGTACCTGAGCCTGCTGCGCTACTTCCCCTATGAGCGGCTGTTCCCGTGGGAGGAATTCCTTCTCGCGCTGTGGGACTGCACCTACCGCGCCGACGGCCAGCCAAGGTGGAAGAAGCTGCTGTGTATGGTGGGCCGCGGCGCGGGCAAGGACGGCTTCATCGCGTTCGACGCTGCGTGTGCGCTGTCGCCCTATAACCCGGTGAAGAAGTACAACGTAGACGTGTGCGCCAACAACGAGGAGCAGGCGGTGACGCCGGTAAAGGATCTCTCGGACGCGCTGGAGTCCCCCAGGTGGGAGGCGAAGCTCGGCAAGCACTACTACCACACCAAGGAGATGGTGCAGGGCCTGAAGAACAAGGGCGTAATGAAGGGCCGCACCAATAACCCGAAGGGCCGGGACGGTATGCGCTCCGGCAAGGTGATCTTCAACGAAGTCCATGCCTATGAGAACTACAACAACTACAAGGTTTTTGTCACCGGCCTGGGGAAGGTGGCCCAGCCCCGTATCGGAATGTTCACCTCTAACGGTGATGTGTCGGACGGGCCGCTGGACGACTTTCTGGCGCAGGGGCGCAGGATCTTGTTTGAGGGTGAGGGTGACGGCGGCTTCCTGCCGTTCATCTGCTGCCTGGAAAGCCGGGAGCAGGTGCATGACCCGGAAAACTGGCACATGGCCAACCCATCCCTGGCGTACTCGCCGACCCTCCAGCAGGAAGTGGCGGATGAGTACAAGGATTGGTTGGAGCACCCGGAGCAGAACGGAGACTTCTTGACAAAACGGATGGGCATCCGCGCCGGCCAGCTGGAGATCAGCGTGACGGACTATGCCAAGGTCAAGGCGACCAACCGGCCGCTGCCGGATCTCCGCGGGAAGTCCTGCGTGGCCGGCATCGACTACGCGGAGATCAACGACTGGGCCAGCGTCAACCTCCACTTCCGCATCGGCGCGCAGCGCTACGACATCAACCACTCGTGGGTTTGCCTGCAGAGCCGGTCGCTCTCCCGCATCGTCGCCCCGTGGCGAGCTTGGGCGGAGGCGGGAAATCTGACGGTGGTGGACGATGTGAGCATTGACCCCAACCTCCTGGCGGACTACCTGAAGGAGATGGGCTTGAAGTACAACATCGTCAAGCTGGCAATGGACCACTTCCGCTGGACGCTGGTGAGCGACGCCATGCGGCGCATCGGCTTTGACGCCAGAGACAAGAACCGCGTGAAACTGGTGCGGCCCAGCGACATCATGCAGGTGGATCCGGTGATCCAGGAGTGTTTTGACCGGAATCTTTTCACGTGGGGCGACGTGCCGCCCCTGCGCTGGGCGGTGAACAATACCAAGAGAGTACGCAGCGGCCAACGTGCTGGTACGAATACAGGTAATTTTTACTACGCCAAGATCGAGCCAAAGAGCCGGAAGACGGATCCGTTCATGGCTCTGGTGGCATCCATGACCGAGGAAACGGTGCTGGGCACCGGCGAGCCGGTACAGCTGCCGCCCATCGGCGCGATCCGGCTATAGGAGGTGAGCTATGGCTCTGAATTTTTGGAAATGGCTGGCCGGCGGCAAGGCAAGATCGCCCACCACGGTGGAGATCTCCTGCCGGGAGCTGCTGGCGGCGGCGCAGGAATTCCAGCTGCGGGACACCTGCTTCTGGATCTGCGCGAACATGATCGCCAACGCCGTGGGCCGGTGCGAGTTTCGCACCTTCCGCGGCAACGTGGAGATCCGGGAGCGGGAGCACTATCTGTGGAATGTGGAGCCCAACGTGAACCAGAACTCTACGGCGTTTCTGCACAAGCTGGTGTCCAAGCTGCTGGTGGACGGTGAGGCCCTTGTCATCAGCACCCGGCGGCGGGACGGCTATGACGCGCTGGTGGTGGCCGACAGCTACCTGCTGAACGGGGAGTATCCCAGTCGGCAGAACGAATACGTCAACGTGCAGGTGGGCGATGTCAGCTACGAGAAGACCTTCCGCGAGAGCGAGGTGCTGCATCTCCGGCTGAATCACATCGACATCAAGCCCGTGCTGGATGGGCTGTACGGTTCCTACTGGCGGCTCATCAACGCCGCCATGAAGCGCTACGAGTGGGACAAGGGCCAGCACTGGAAGGTGCACGTGGATCAACTGGCGCAGGGGACGGAGAACTTTAAGGAAAAGTTCGCCCTGATGATTCAGGAACAGGTAAAGGCCTTCCTGGACTCCAACGGTGCCATCCTGCCGGAGTTCGATGGCTACACCTTTACCAACGAAGGCGGCAAAAGCTATGTGGAGCTGGCGGACATCCAGAGCCAGATGAAGGACATCTTCGGCTTCACCGCCAAAGCGTTCCAGATCCCCGCCGTGCTGGTAGACGGCAGCATCCAGGGCACAGAGGACGCACAGGGCCGGTTCCTGACCAGCTGCATCGACCCCATCTGCGACCAGCTGCAGGAGGAGATCAACCGGAAGCGCTACGGCTACGAGGGCATGATCAACGGGAACTACCTCCGGGTAGACACCAGCAGCATCCGCCACTTCGACATGTTCGCCAACGCCTCCAATGTGGAAAAGCTGGTGGGCTCCGCTGTGTTCTCGGTCAACGATGTCCTCCGGGCGGCCGGCCTGCCCACTATCCCGGAGCCCTGGGCAGATGAGCACTATCTGACAAAGAATATTGCGGCGCTGGGCGCGGAAGCGGTCGCCCTGGGCGGCGCAGAAGGAGGAAACGCATGAAAACGAGATTCTGGGAGCTGAAGCAGGCTGCCGGTGGCGGCGCGCTGGAGCTCTACATCTATGGCGATGTCGTCGGCAAGGAGTTTAACCGGGATACGTGGCGCTGGACGCCCAGTGAGAACAGCGCCCAGCACTTCCGGGAGGAGCTGGCCAAGTATCCCAACGCCTCCCGCATCGACATTTACATCAACAGCTACGGCGGCAGCGTGTTTGAAGGCACAGCCATTTACAACCAGCTGAAGCGCCACCCGGCGCAGAAGGTGGTCCACGTGGACGGCTTCGCCTGCTCCATCGCGTCGGTGATCGCCATGGCGGGCGATGAGGTCATCATGCCCCGGAACACGTTGATGATGATCCACAACATGTGGCTGGAGGCCGTGGGCAATTCGGCGGAACTCCGGAAGGCCGCGGACGATCTGGATGTTATCAACGCGGCAGGCCGGCAGGCCTATCTGCAGAAGGCCGGCGACAAGCTGCCTGAGGACAAGCTGGCCGAGATGATGGATGCGGAGACCTGGCTGACGGCGGAGCAGTGCATCGAGTATGGCCTCGCCGACCGCCTGGCGGATGAGGACGCCGACATGAGCGGCGCCGCTGAGATCCTCCAGAAGGTCAACATGAGCACGGAGCAGCGCCTGCAGTACCAGAAGATCCTGGCGGCGCAGCTGCGTGATCTGACGTCCGTTCCCACTGCCGGCGGAGCGCTGGCACCCGACAAAAATCCCCAGGGCGGCGGAAGCCCTGAAAAAAACAATATCCTCGGCCTGTTTGCCTGAGGAACTGAAAGGAGATCAGCATGAAGAATAACGACATTCGCAGCCGCGAGGAGCTGCGCGAGGCTCTGCGGCAGGCCGCCGCCTCCAATGATGCGCAGGCATTCCAGTCCGTTTTGGACGAGATGATGCAGCGCATCGGTCTGGATCTCAGCGAGGAGTACGAGCAGCGGTTCCAGGCTCTCCAGCAGGAGGTCGACTCCCGCGTTCTGGCACAGCGGGGCGTGCATCAGCTGACGGCGGAGGAGCGCACCTACTACCAGAAGCTGGCCGCGGCCATGAAGTCCCCCAACCCCCAGCAGGCCGTGACCGGTCTGGATGTGGTCCTGCCGAAGACCGTCATCGACTCCGTGTTCGAGGAACTGCAGACGGCGCACCCCCTGCTGAGCCGCATCAACTTCCGTCCTACCGGCGGCGCCGTGGAGATCATGGTGAACACCAACGGGTACGAGGAGGCCGCCTGGGGTGAGCTGTGTGACGACATCGTCAAGGAGCTGACGGCCGGCATCAAGAAGATCTCCACCATGCTGCTGAAGCTGTCGGCATTCCTGCCGGTCTGCAAGGCCATGCTGGATCTGGGCCCCGAGTGGCTGGACAACTTCGTCCGCCAGACCCTCTACGAGGCCCTGAGCAACGGCCTGGAGGCGGGCATCGTGGCCGGCGACGGCAACAAGAAGCCCATCGGCATGACCCGGCAGGTGGGCGACGGCGTCACCGTCACCGGAGGCGTGTACCCCGAAAAGACCGCCATCAAGGTCAACGACCTGAGCCCCGCCACGGTGGGCAACCTGCTGTCCATCATGGCGGCAGATCCCAACGGCAAGCCCCGGCGTGTGCGCGACGTGATCTTCCTGGTGAATCCCCAGGACTACCTGCAGAAGGTCATGCCGGCCACCACGCTGATGGCACCGGACGGTACCTACCGCAACGACGTCATGCCCTATCCCATGGACGTGATCCAGACGGCGGCGCTGCCCCGCGGCAAGGCCGTCATGGGCATCGCCTACCGCTACCTGGCGATGGCCGGCACATCCCCCGAGGGCCGCATCGACTACAGCGACCACTACCGCTTCCTAGAGGACGAGCGCGTCTACCTGATCAAGGCCTACGCCAACGGCATGCCGCTGGACAACAACGCCTTCCTGGTTCTGGACATCTCCGGTCTGCAGCCCGCCACCTACAAGGTGACGCAGGTGACGGCGCCCACGCCCTCCAACGACGCCACGCTGAGCGCGCTGACCATCGGTTCCCTGGCTCTGACCCCGGCCTTCGCCAGCGACACCGTCAGCTACACGGCGGCTACCACCAACGCGACCAATACCATCACTGCGGTTCCCTCCGATGCCAGCGCGTCCATGAAGGTGACCGTGAATGACGTAGAGATCGACAACGGCACTGCCGCCACCTGGCAGACCGGCAGCAACACCGTGAAGGTGCTGGTGACCGCCCCCGACGGCGAGGCCACCAAGACCTACACGGTCACCGTCACCAAGTCTTAACGATGGCGGGCGCGGTGAACGCCGCGCTGCTGTCGTCCGTCAAGCTCGCCTGCAACATCACCTGGAGCGATGAGGCTACGGACGCCAAGGTGTCCGACCTCATCGCCTCCGGGGAGGCGTACATTGACGGGAAGCTCGGCGCGGCTGGCGACTATGAGAACCCCGGGGAGCCGTTGACGCTGTTGAAAGAATACGTCCGCTACGGCTTGAGTGACGCGCTGGATGTGTTCGAGACGAACTATCTGAACCGGCTGCTGGCCATGCAGAACGACAGGCAGGTGAAGAACTATGCGGAAGCTACCGTTTCGCCCTGACGACCGACAGATCACACAGCCCTACCGGGACGGCGTGGTGCGGATCTACACCGTGACCGACGCGGCGCAGCCGGGTTATCAGCCCAAGCCGGTGCTGACGCTGGCGGAAACGCTTTTTTACGAGGAGCGCCGGGTGGGCCTGCAGCGGTACTACACCAGTAAGCAAGCCCAGGTACAGGTAGAACGCGTCATCCGGACGCAGCTGCGCCCCTCCGTCAATCCCCAGTGCGTGGCCGTCACGGAGGACGGCGTGCAGTACGGCATTGACCTGGTGCAGCAGGTCGTGGACGTGTACCCGGCATCCATGGATCTGACGTTGACCAAGGTCGAGCAGAAATATGAGGTGGTCTGATGGGTAAGAGACGAGCGGTGCCCGAATCGGGCACAACGCCGCTGTGGGCACAGCGTGTCATCGCGGCGCACCTGGCCGTGGCGGATGCCGTGAGCCACGGAGGCCGCCTTCAGTCCGACCGCTATCTGGTCTGGCAGGAGGACGGCGCCAACGACTTCGAGGCGGACGGCATCCACGCGGAGAAAGCCGTCACCGGCTCCACAGACCTGTTTACAAAGCAGGAGTTCGACCCCTGGCGGGACGATCTGGAGGCAGCCTTTGACGCGGCCGGACTCGTCTGGCACCTGAACAGCGCCCAGTACGAGGAGGAGACCGGCTTCTGGCACTACGAATGGGACTGGGAGGTGTTTGCCTGATGGCACGGTTTGAATTCGGCGGCATCGACACCTACATCCAGCAGCTGAACAAGCTGCAGGCGGCCACGCGGGACGGCGTGATCGGCAAGACGGTCTACGCCGGCGCGGAGGTCGTCGCCGACTCCGTCAGATCCGCCATTCAGGCGCTGCCGGTGGGCAGCGGACAGGCCCCCGGCAACGAGCTGGTGGACACCGTGACGCTGCCCCAGAAGGCCGGCCTGCTGGACGGCTTTGGCATCAGCCGCATGAAGGACGACAACGGCTTTGTCAACGTCAAACTTGGCTTCGCGGGCTACAACGCTACGCGGACGCCCAAGTATCCCCGCGGTCAGCCGAACGCATTGATCGCCCGGGCCGTGAACAGCGGCACGACCTTCCGGAAAAAGACGAAATTTGTGGACAAGGCCGTGAACTCCGCCAGGAAGTCGGCGGAAACGGCAATGGACGCGGCGTGCAGCCGCGAAATCGAAAAAATCATGAAATAGGAGGTGCTGCTATGAGCGCAGCAGGAAAGGTCTGCACGGGCTTCAGCAAGCCCTACGTGGCCAAGTATTCCAACGATGGCGGCGTGGTCACCTACAGCGGTGTGATGCAGCTGGCCCGCGGCGTCAGCGTGTCGATGTCCCTGAACACCACGGACGACAACACGTTCTACGCCGACAACGTGTCTGCCGAGACGGCGCCCGCCACCTTTACCGGCGGCACCGCCACCCTGACCGTGGACGGCCTGCTGGAGGCGGCGGAGAAGTTCGTCCTGGGCCTGCCCGAGGCCACCAATGTGGAGGCCGGCGGCTCGCAGGTGGCTGTGTCGCACTACGGCGACGGCATGGAGATCCCCTACGTGGGCGTCGGCTTCGTGGTGCGCTATCAGAGCGCCGGCGTCATCACCTACGCCCCCGTGGTGCTGACTAAAGCCCGCTTCCAGCAGCCCGGCTTGGACGCCGCCACGCAGGAGGAGTCCATTGACTGGCAGACGCAGGAGCTGACCGTGGATCTGATGCGGGACGACACTACCAACCACGACTGGAAACTGGTGGGCGCAGATCAGTCCACCGAGGCGGCCGCCGAGGAAGTGCTGAAGGCCATCCTGGGCGGCGCCGCGTGAGGTGGCGGCCATGCAGGTACATGGCAGAGAGGTAGGCTTCCGCTTCACCGTGGGCGCATCCGCGAAGATCTCCGACCTGTGCCCGGACGGCGACATCAGCCGTCTGGGCGAGGTGCTGGAGGGGCAGTACGGCAAGGTGGCCCGAGACTCGGCGGCCATCATCGCCGCACTGAGCGAGGGCCACGAGCAGGCCCATTGTTTCGAGGAGCCGGGCTATAAGCCCCGGCCTCTGACCGTCGAGGAGATCATGACGCTGCGGATGGATGAATTCTCCCGCCTCCAGCAGGCGGCCCTGGCGGCGTGGATGGAGGACAGCAGGCCCACGGTGGAGGTCGAGCCCGAAAAAAAAGAGGGCGGCGAGGATCGGACGTCCAGCTGAACCTTGCCTGGCTCCTGTTTTACGGGCGGAGGCTGAATATGCAGAGGCAGGAGATCATGTGCACGCGCTACGGTGAAATGCTAGACATGATCGCCTGCCTCGCCATTTATAACGGGGCTACCCCCAAGAAAAAACAGAAACACTGGACATTTGACGAAGCTATGAAAGTGAGGTGAGCCTATGGCTGTGAACATTGGCCCCAAGATCGGCGTAGACGGCGAGGCGGAGTATCGCCGGCAGATCAACCAGATCATCCAGCAGTCCAAGACACTGGAGAGCCAGATGAAGCTGGTGGCTTCGCAGTTTACCGCTGCCACGACGGCGGAGGAAAGGAATGCCAAGACCGCCTCCGTGCTGTCCAAGCAGATCGATGTGCAGCGTGAGCGCGTGAAGCTGCTGGCGGAGCAGACCGGCAAGGCAGCCGCCAAGTACGGCGAGAGCGACGAAAAGACCCAGAAGTGGCAGCAGGCGCTGAATGAAGCCGCTGCCACGCTAAACAAGATGCAGAGCGAGCTGCGCAACACCTCCAGCGGCGTAGAGGAGTTGGGCGATGATATGCGTGAGGGCGGCGAGAAGGCCTTGTCCTTTGGCGATGTCCTGAAGGCGAATATTTTGTCTGAGCTCGTGGTGGATGGGCTTAAAAAAATGGCTGATGCGGTAAAAGGCTTTGCATCCGGTATGATTGATGCTGCAGCCGAGGTCAAAGCAACGAATGCACAATTTGCGCAGACCTTCGGAGACCTTGCATCCAGCGCCACCAAGGAGCTGAATACTATTGGCGATGCGGCAGGTATCCTGCCTTCGCGTTTGAAATCGGCCTATACCCAGCTATATGCCTACGCAAAGTCCAGCGGCATGAATAGCGCGGCGGCTTTGAAGTTTGCCACCGAAGCGACCTATGCGGCCGCTGATGCAGCCGCATACTACGACAGGAGCCTCGAAGAGGCCACTGAACAGGTGTTGGCATATACTAAGGGAAACTATGCAAACGACGCCGCTTTGGGCTTCGCAAGTACGGAAGCAACCCGAAACGCGCAGGCAATGAAAAGCCTGGGTAAGGAGTACAAAGACCTTGATGTTACGGCAGGCGAGACCACACAGGTACTGCTTGATCAGATTGTTGCGTCGCAAAAGCTGTCCGGAGCCTATGGCCAGGCAAGCCGAGAGATGGACGGCTGGGAAAATGTTACGGGTAACGCCAAAGAGGCATGGAAGCAATTCAAGGCCGCAGTTGGTGAGCCGTTTCTTGAGGCAATTACCCCTGTTCTCCAGGATATTACGACCGAGTTCGTGGCATGGACGGAAAGCGTAGACTGGGAATCGTTTTCGGCGACCATTGCAAGCTTTGTCTCCAGCATTTTGGAGAATGGCGAATACATCGTCTCTCTGATTGCGGGAATCGGTGCCGGATTCATCACCTGGAATGTTGCGTCTCTCATAAACGCGGCGGTTACATCCATCAACGCTTTTAAGGCGGCAAACGAAGGGGCTACAGTTGCTCAGTGGGCTATTAATGCCGCTATGAACGCCAACCCTATAGGGATAATCATCACCCTCGTGGCAGGGCTAGTTACGGCAATTATCACACTTTGGAGCACCAACGAGGACTTCCGCAATGGCGTTATTGAGATTTGGACCAGCGTCAAAGACTGGATAGCCGGTGCCGTGGAAAGCATTGTATCCTGGTTCACCACTGCCGGCGAGAACATACGGTCTTTCTTTACCAATGTAGGTACAGCTGTTTCGGATAAAGCTCGCGATATAGTCAGAGCTGTCCGCGATGGCGTGCAGTCTGCCATAGACTGGCTGCGGGAGCTTCCCGGTCGTGCAATCAGCCTGGGGTCAAATATTGTTAAAGGCATTTTCAACGGCATAAAGAATGCCGGAGCATGGCTTTACGATAAGCTCCGGGGCTGGGTTGATGGTGTTGTCGGCTGGATCAAGGACTTCTTTGGCATCCACTCCCCCTCAAAGGTTTTTGCCGATGAAGTCGGAAAATTTATCCCACCCGGCATCACACTGGGTGTAGAGCAGGCCATGCCAAGGGCTATGCGCGACATGGGCGAGGAGCTGTCCGCGCTGTCGGCGCTGCCCATGCCCGGCGGTGGAACCACCACCAACCTGGGCGGCGTGAACATCGTCGTCTACGGTGCGCAGGGGCAGGATGTCAGCGAGCTGGCCGACATCGTCATGGCGCAAATGCAGAACGCCGTGGAGCGCAGAGAGGCGGTGTTTGCATGATTTTTTGGGCCGGAAGATCCTCCGACGACGTCCACGTCGTGGTGGAGCGCTACCCCAGCGTGGAGCTGGCCGGGCGGAAGCTGGACACGCAGTCCGTCCCGGGCCGGAACGGAGACCTGCTGTTCCCGCAGAACGCCTACCAGAACTACGTGCAGTCCTACGAAATCTACGTCAGCGCAGAGCGCATCCGGTTGCCCCGCGCCATGCGGGAGGTGGCCAACTGGCTCTGCGGCCCTGCCGGGTACCAGAAGCTGGAGGACAGCTACGACGTGGAAACATACCGCAGGGCCTACTTCGCCGGGCCGCTGGACGTGGAGAGCATTCTGCACCGGTTCGGCAGGGCGACCATTGAGTTTAACTGCCAGCCGCAGCGGTTTCTCCGCGTCGGCGATCTGGCGGTGCAGGCCGCGCAGGGACAGGTGCTGCTGAATCCTACGGCATTCGCCGCGCTGCCGCTGATCACCGTCACCGGCACGGGGGCGGGCACCCTGACGGTAGGCGATCTCACCGTCAACATCAACAGCATGCCTCGCGGCGCTGTTGTGCTCGATTCGGACACGCAGAACGCCTCCTACGGGGCCTTTAACCTGAACAATACTATCTCCGCGCCGGAGTTTCCCACGCTGCCGGCCGGGGAAAGCGTCGTCCGCTGGACGGGCGGCATTACAAGCGTGGAGATCATCCCGAGGTGGTGGACACTATGAAACCGATTCTGTATGACGCTGACCGCACAAGCTTCCCGGCGGGCGTTGACAATGGGCTGGGCGTCCTCGCAGACGCTATGTCTTGCAAGGTGACGCAGGAGCTGAACGGTCAGTATGAACTGGAGCTGCACTATCCGGTGGAAGGAATCCACTATGGAGAGATCGCGCTGCGCGCCATTCTTCGGGCTACCGTTGGCCCAGACGGCAAACTGCAGCCCTTTAGGGTATATCGCATCGTGCCGGGCATGAACGGCACAGCGGCCATCTACGCGCGGCACATAGCCTATGATCTCGGCGGCTATGTGGTGTCTCCATTCACGGCAGCGGATGCACCATCCGCTGTGGCGGCTATTAAAAGCCACGCGATGCCGACAGACTTTCCCTTTGCGCTGACGACCGACAAGACTACCGTGGCCGCCATGGCCGTGACGGTCCCCTCCAGCGCGTGGGGGCTGCTGGGCGGCCAGCAGGGCAGCCTGCTGGACGTGTACGGCGGCGAGTACGAGTTTGACGAGTGGGCAGTGCGGCTGCTGACGCGCCGCGGAGCGGACCGCGGCGCGTCAGTACGGTACGGGAAAAACCTTACCGATCTGACACAGGACGCCAACTGCGCCAACTGCTACACGGGTGCGGTGCCGTACTGGCGGGGCAACGGCACCACCGTCACGGCTGCGCCTGTGTACGCAGAGGGCGACTTTGGGTACACGCGGCTTATGCCGCTGGATCTGTCCTCCAGCTTTGAGCAGCAGCCAACGCAGGCGCAGCTGCAGGCCGCAGCTGCCTCCTACATCAAACAGAACCGCCTCGGCGTCCCCGCGGTAAGCTGGGACGTGAAGCTGGCACTGCTGGCGCAGTCCTCCGGGTATGGGGATGTGGCGTTCCTGGAGCAGATCTATCTGGGCGATGCCGTGGGCGTCTACTTCCACCGCTTGGGCGTGGATGCCAAGGCACGGGTAAACAAGATCGTCTGGGACTGCCTGCTGGAGCGCTACGACAGCGTAGCGCTCGGCAGTGTAAAGGCCAACATCGCGGCCACTATTGCCGGGCAGCAGAAGGAGATCGATGCCAAGCCGTCCGCCGCGCTGGTCGAGAAGATCTCCGCCAGCCTGACAGCTGCCCTCCTGGGGGCGAATGGCGGTTCTGTTCGCCTGCTGGATACGAACGGAGACGGCGAGCCGGATGAGCTCTATATCGCCGACGATCCGGATCCTGCCAAGGCTAAGAAGGTTTGGCGATTTAACTACGAAGGCTGGGCCGCCAGCAGCACCGGCTACAATGGCCCCTACACAATGGGCGCTACCATCGCCGGCGGCATTCAGGCCTGGATGATTACGGCCGCGCATCTGATTGCTGGGACAATCGCCAGCGAGCAGGGGAACTTCTTTATCAATCTCGACGGCGGCACCATCGACACCAGCGCCACCGGCGCGACCTACAAAAACTCCGACTACTCGCAGGCGGACCTGGACCGGATCAACCAGATTAACATTAAGGCCGTCACGCCGACGCTGGCCGACTATGAGAAACTGGACGTCAACGGTGACGGCACCATCAGTATCACCGACACTGTGCAGATCCAGCAGATCATCGGTGGAACGCGGACAGTGAATTTCACCACGCGGTGGCGGCTGCGCATTGATCCTGCCGACGGCAACAATCTGCTGAAGATCTACCGTGTGTACCACAACAACCAGACGGGAGCAGACACGGAGAACGTCGTTTTCTCCGTGGGCTTCGGCCGGGCGTCCGCCAACACCATCGGTGCGCAGTACGGAGACATCTCCAAGGATCTCTCGGTGGGTGGCTCCGTGGACGCAGGCAGCTATAAGCAGGATGGCAGGGACATCACATTCCCGGAGTCGGAGGTCATCGGCTATGTGGTCTACTGCACCGGAGGGAGCAGCAACAAGGCCAGCTGCTTTATTCCTGCAGGGCAGTCCGGGAGCTTCCAGTGCGCATCCAACGACTGGTACTGCGCCTTTTCCTTTGATGGGTCTGGCGGTGCGACAAAAACCGGCGGCAGCGGAACCGTAGATTCCGTTGTGGCCATCAACAACTTCTGACGGAGGTGCTTTTATGGCAGATAGTTTGGCGATCAAGCAGCCCATACAGCTTAACACAGCCCTGAATGGCGTGCCGCCTACTCTGCACATGGTACAGGGCGACACCAATTCCCGGACCATCTCTGCGGCGCTCTGGGCCGGCGCGGTGCCGTACAATGTCCCCACCGGGGCCTCGGTAATGCTCCGTTTCCGGAAACCGGACGGTACCGGCGGCCTATACGCCGAGAGCGAGGCTGGTGATAAGATCACCTGGAGCGGCAGCGACATAGAAATCCCGGTCGCCGCGCAAGTTCTGGCCGTGGCGGGCGTTGTCCTGGCGCAGGTGGATGTATTTGTGGGAGCGGGCAGCACTGCCGCGATGAGACTGGCGACCTTTGCCTTCCGCATCGCGGTGCAGCCCGACACCTACACAGATGCGCAGATCATCTCCAGCGACTACTATAAGGGCATCATCAACGCGCCCTACATCGGCGAGAATAATCACTGGTACGCGTGGGACACCGCCACGGATACGTTTAAGGACACCGGCGTGTCTGCGGTCGGTCCGGAAGGCCCTCCGGGCAAAGACGGTTCTACCGTCGTAGCAGACGGCCTGTTTGGCTTCGATGTTGATGCAGACACCGGTGCGCTGCGGTTGTACTACACCGGCGACACGCCGCCTGATTTCAGCCTCGACGCCGACGGGCATTTGATCTACAAGCTGTCCCCCGACGTCAGCGTGGACATCGGCAAGGTGCAGGGGGCGCAGGGCGACCCGGGGATCACCACCATGACAAGGGCGGCCTACGACGCGGCGGTGGCGGCGGGGACTATCGACGCCGACACATGGTACGGCGTCTACGAGGAGGGCTGAGGGATGCTGCATCGAGGCACCAAGCCCGGCGTGCTGTACAAGGGCGCCTATAAGCCCGGGAAACTCTACAAGGGAACGCAGCTGGTGGCGGGGTATGCGGACGTGTCCAAGGCCGCGCCCGCCAGCTGGGACGGCACCTATGACGATGTCATGGGCGTCGCGGCTCAGGGGCGGGGGAAGCAGCAGACGTACAGCGGGAAGAACTTGCTGATGACCAATAGGGAGACCTACACACAGAGCGGCGTCACCGCAGAGCGGCTGGCCGATGGCCGCTACCACATCAGCGGCACACCGACGGCGGGAGCGTCTTTGTTCCTTGCACAGGACCTGTCTCTCGTGCTGGCGGCGGGAACCTACACGCTCGCCCGGCCTGCCGAAGCGGAGACACTTAATATTCAAACGAGGTTGCTGCCCGGATGGAAGACAGGAACATTCGCGCTTGGCGAGGCGTTGACAGTCAATGCTTGCTACATAGATATACCGGCTTCTGTCATCGGACAGGCACTGGATTTTGTGTACGCCCCCCAGCTGGAGACCGGTTCCACCCCCACCGCCTACGAGCCCTACGTCGGCGGACAGCCATCCCCCAGCCCGGACTACCCCCAGCCTCTGGTGGCGGCGGAGGGCGCGCTGACGGCCAGCGGACGGACGGGCACCACGCCCACTACCGTGACGCTGCCGGTGCTGCGGGCCATCCCCGGCACCGATATCTGCGATACGCTGGCGTACATCGGCGGCGATCAGTGGCAGGTGACGCGACGGGTGGGGGTCATCGGCAGCTACGCCGGGGAGAGCGTGGGCAACACATGGGCCAGCAGCACCGGACAGCTGACCACCGGTGCGGTGGTCTGGTACGCGCTGGCGACGCCCGCCACGGAGACGTTGACGATGGGGAAGCTGCCCAGCTACCCCGTCCACACGGAGCTGGGCGTCTTCGGAGACTATCCGCCTGACGTGACGGCCACGGTCAAGGTGGGGACATGAAAGGAGTGACAACATGAGCACACCCTATTTGAATCTGGGCATTGTCAGCGCCTACGCGGACGCCAAGCGGGGCGGCTACACCGGCACCTACGACGAGTTCTGCGCGCTGCTGGCGGGGATCGGGGGCTTGCAGCCCAAGCTGACCGCCGGGCAGAACATCTCCATCGCCGGCAACACCATTGCCACCAAAGCTTTCCCCTGTAACCCCAACCTGCTGGACAACTGGTATTTCCCGAATCCGGTCAATCAGAGGAATGGCCATGTTGTTCCTCCGAAGGGTCCAGGACATCTGTATAGTGATGCAGCGTGTACATTACTGATATCTGGTGGAACAATTGATGCATATAGACAGGTTACGCCGGTAAGCACTGGAAACTATTCTTATAGTGTAGACGGAGGTACTTATTATGTCAAAGCTTCCGACGTAGTTCCCGGCTATACGGGAATCGGGTATACGATTGATCGCTGGAAATTGGCCGCCTGGAACGTTAATTCTATTGCGATGATCGTTGAGGCGGATGGAGTACGCCTTATTGGGGCTTCCAATTCTGCAAACTCTGCACAACTGCAAGAATACACACAACTGCTATCTTTTGCAGCGGGGGCAGTAGTCACTGCATCAATCTTGGTTACAGCGTTGGGTGCGAATGGTGCATCCCCTCGTTTGTTCTTATGTAAGAGCGATGGCACCCCAATAGGATCGAGCATTATCGAAAGTGTGGGGCTGCACACGTTTACAATGGTAATCCCGGATGATGCTGGCGATTCTGTGATGCTTGCATGGGGACAACACGCCAGTTTAGGGGGGAGTGGCAACACAGACATGACTGTTAAAGCCGTCAAGCTGGAGCTGGGCAGCGTGCAGACCCTCGCCCATCAGGACGCCAACGGCGCGTGGGTGCTCAACGAGATCCCCGATTATGGGGAGCAGCTGCGGAGGTGTCAGCGGTATTTGATCCCGCTGCTCTCGTACCAGTGTCCCGCATCCAAGCTGGGTGTTAACGAGATCCTGTTTTTCGTGCCGCTGCCGGTGACCATGCGAGCGCTGCCGGTCATCACGCAGAACGATTTTCATGTAATAAGCAAGACTGGTGAGACGCAGACAGGTTTCACGTTCTCTATATCCTCTCGGCGTAGTAACGGTGTGCTCATCGCCGCCTCCAAGACGGGGCACGGGATGACGGATGCGGTGCTTACCGCTGGCACGCTATCCTTGTTATCAGCAGAGCTGTAATAGGAGGAGGTGACCGGATGGAAGCATGGACGAATGTCGGTGTGCCGCTGATCGTGGCGCTGCTGACCTCCACCGTCCTGTGGGGCGTGGTGAGCAAGGTGATCCTCAAGCGGATGGAGTTGACGGCCAAGCGCAGCAAGGCAGACGAGGCGGAGCGGAAGATGCTGGTGGGGCTGGCCCACGACCGTATCATCCACCTCGGCATGGCGTACATCGAGCGGGGCTACGTCACACAGGACGAGTACGAGAATTT